TGTAAAGGATAAAAAAGATTTAGTAGGAACACATATATTTACATACCCCCTTAATCCTGAATTTATAACTGATCCTATAACTTTTGTTACAATTTCAGTTAGGATACCAAAGGAGTATAGGAATAATAAAATATGGCAGTATCCTATTTTGCAGATACATATTGTTTCTCATGTAAAGCATATGAAAATTGATACAAAACAGATAAAAACTTGTACGAATAGAAATGATTTTATTTCACAAGTTTTAGATCATCTTTTAAACACAAAAGAAACAAGTAAACGTAGATTTGGATTTTTTGGACAGTTGGAACTTGTGAAAAATGAAGAAGGTGTGTTTAATAAAGATTGGTTATTCAGATATATGGAGTTTGAAACTATGGATCTTGACAGAGCATTATGTGAATGTGAGACTAAAGAATTTTTCGGACAGTATGGTTATAAAGTACCATTTGCAGAATGTGAGGAAGAATAATGGCAAGACAAAAAACAAATGGTGAAAAATCAAGTAATAATGGAGTATGGGGCAAAGCTGTCAGTAAAGAGAAGTCGATTTACGCCACGCTGAAAGAAATAACAGGTACAGATACAAAGGCATATTATATTATGTATCTTTATTGTCCTGAATATTTGAAAGAAGCAGATAGAAAACCTGTTAAAGATTTCGAGGATTTGAAAAGCAGATATGAATGTTTTTCTGATTCTATTACAGAAAGTGTTTGTAAAAAATATATTATGGAGCAAGGATGTCAGACCGCTGTTAAATGGTTGATGAAGCGTCTGCATCAAGCAAAAGAAATAGAACTGTATAATAAATATTACAAAGACGCTTTAGATGGGAATGTACAAGCATTTAAGGCATGGCAAGAATTTTCAAAGGATTTTTTCAAAGAAGATAAAGAAAATGAATTGACAAAATTATTAAATAAAATTCCAGATAGTGAACTGGAAAACAATGAGGAAGATTACAGCTATACCTATGAAGAATAAAATTGCTATATGAGTTGTTATATACCAATATGACTATTACGGTTTTATTTAAGATATTTTATGCCGCATGATAGGATTTTTCTATTGTGTGGCTTTTTGTTTATAAGAAAGGTAAAGAGAATGACTAGAGAAGATAAATTAAAGCGTATTGTAGCTGATCCTATTTTATGGATTAAGCATTTTTGCGTTATTGTTGACAAAGAAGGTAGAAAAGTTCCGTTTGAACCCACTTACCATCAAAAAATATTGTCTAAGAATTTCGGAAAATATAATCTTGTCTCAAAATCAAGACAGTTGGGAGTGACTTCTTTTGCATTAGCATACTCCCTATATTTGACACATACAGAACCAGATACAGTATGTATGATTATGAGTTATTCACTTGATACAGTGGATATTGTATTTAAGAAATTAAAAGCTATGTATGATGACCTAAGTACGGCAGTAAAGATAAAGGATGTTGCAAATAACAGGAAAGAACTCATACTTGAAAATAGAAGCAGAATTATTTGTTGTGTATGTGGTTCAAAAGATGCAGCAAGAGGAAGCACATTAAGATATGTTCATCTAACGGAAGTAGCATTTATGGATGATGAGAAATTAAAAAATCAGTTAGTTGCTATTGAAGCCGCATTGCGCCCTGATGGTCAGATGGTACTTGAATCAACAAGTAAAGGTATGAACCGTTGGTTTGAAATGTGGATGCAAGCAGTTAATCATGAATCACAGTATAAGCCATTCTTCTTTTCGTGGTTAGATGATAAATATTTGTTTGCGAAAGACTATGAGGAAAATTCAGAGATTTATAAAAATCGGAACGGACGTTATCTTACAGTTGATGATCTGGATGAGGAGGAATTGGCGTTGTATTATAAAATGAAAGGTGACAAGAATCCGCTTGCCTTAATGAAATTGATGTGGCGAAGGATGAAAATAGCAAATATTGGACTAGAAAAATTCCGTCAGGAATACCCCTCTAATGCAATGGAGAGTTTCATTGTATCTGGGAATAATATCTTTGATTTACAACTCATACAATCACGTCTTAATTTCGTTGATGATACCCCTAAACTTGAATTGCCGAATAAATTACCCCCTATTTTTAGAAAATGGAAAAACAGTATCACAATATGGAAATATCCCCAAGTAGGCAGAAAATATTATGGTGGAGTTGATACTGGAGAAGGAATCGGTAGCGACAACAGCGTTATTTCTATTGTGGATTCAGATGGATTCCAATGTTTTGAATTTGCAAACAATAAAATCAAGCCTTATGAATTTGCGGAACTTGTTAGGGCTGTAGGAAAGTATTACAATACTTGCTTGCTTGTAATAGAAAAACTATCCGCTGGTCATACGGTTGTAGATAAATTATATGATTCCAATAATAGATACATAAATTTGTACAAGTATAAATCTTATGACGCTAAAGGCAAAATGAGAAAGAAGCCTGGATTTGAAACAAGTCTCAAAAGTAGACCTATTATCATAAACAGATTTGTTGAACTGTTTGAAAAAGGAGAAGTTTGTATAAATTCAAAGGGTTTGCTTAATGAAATGAAATCATTCCAAGTTGATAATAATGGTAAGGTTCAGGCGGTAGTAGGAGCAAAAGACGATAGAGTTTTGGCGTTCTGTATGACGTTAGAAGGAATTGCAAGTGGATTATATTACATATAGTCCACTGAAAAACGCATACAGAGAGATTTTTTGAAAGGAAATAATAACATGGAACACGCAGAATACAAAAAGATTCTGGATAAAGCTATGGTTGATTATGTCAATAGCGGTGGGAGCGTGTTTTATATGGGAAGTGTGGTAAAGGAATATATCTTTGATTATGACAATAAAAACATGGCATATGATTCACGCAGACGCTTAGAAGATAAAGCGGTAAAAGCAATCACAGAAAAGAAAAGTTTACCTGAAGGAATCCGATTAAAACAGTGCATATGGCATGGAAAGGATAGGTAATGATTGGAACAAAACATAACCCCATAACAAGATTTGGGGATTATATAAAAGGTTTATTCAAAAATTCGGCTGTAGGAAGGACAGCGGAAGGAGGAAGAATGTTAAGCGGTTATTGGTTTGAATCTGAAATCAAGAAAAATAAATATACTGATAGAATTTCCCGTATCAATACGATTGATGAATATTTGCGGAGGGAACATAAGGTATTGTCTCGCCCCAATTTTGAGTTTAAGGAAAAGACATTTGAAACGGCAAAAATTATATTGCAGACTTTGAAAAGTATTATTAAATTCCATGTATCATATATTTGCGGAAATCCTGTTTCTCTCACTGGTGACAAGGAATTTGTTTCATATCTGAATCAGATATATAAGAAAGGTAACTATACTAAAGTAGATTTGGCAGTTACCAAAGATTTGATTACATATGGTGACGCTTTTGAATATGTATACATGGACGAAAACGACAATATTCAGTCCAAGATTATTAGGAACAAGGATTCTTACCCCATATATGATAGTAATGGAGTATATACAAATTTTGTGGAATATTGGAAAGATGAAGATACAAGAGCAGATCATTATGTAGTGTATTATCCTGATAAAGTAGAAATTTATGAGAATAGGAAACTTATAGATACCAGAGTGAATCTGACAGGACTTCCAATCTGGTACAGTAGCATGGATAAAGCAAAGTATGATAAATTTGGCGATCCTGTCATTCTGGATTTGATACCCCTTATGGATGCGATTGAAAATCTGCTTTCTAAATTGGATGATGCAGTAACTACATTGTCATTAAATCCATTAGGTGTTGTGAGTGGACAGCGCATAGATTCTTCTATTCCTAATAATATCGCCGGAACTGTATTGAATCTTGAAGATGGTTCAGAATTTAAGTATGCAAATGCTAACATGGATAGAAACTCTGTCAAACTTGAACTTGATTATATCATTCAACAGTTTTATGCGGTTGCTTGTGTTCCCTCTTCCATTTTAGGACAGTCTAACGTAGCAAATGTTTCAGAGACAAGTATCACTATGCTATATCAACAGACGGATAATATCGCAAGACAGTACATTGCTAGTTTGCTTGAAGGATTCTTTATTAGGTTGGCTTATATCAGGAAACTTTTAGAACTGAAAAATATCCCCATATCGGATGAAGTATTTGACAGTGTGAATGTTTCCTTTAATGTAAACCGTCCAGTAGACAACAAAGCTGATATGGAGAATATGAAAATGCAGTATGATTGTGGTGCTATGTCACGTCAGACTATTATAGACAGATCCCCATATACGACTAATACAGCTTTGGAATTGGAGCGTATAGAAGCAGAGAGAATTAAAGCGGAACAGGATGCTACAGCGTCCAAAGATTCAAAAAATGATGAAATAACCCCTGATAGTGATTCAGATGGTAATGATAATAAAGATACAAAAGAAGAATTAAAAGAATTGATTGACAATAAGGCAGATTAACCCCTTATTAAATTTTATAATAATTCGGGGATG